GTCGTTCTTTGTTTGTTATCTAGTTCAGTTGTAGCCGACAACAGCTCTCTTTCACTTGCTTTGCCAAGCCCGCCAATGAACTACCAGTCAGATTCGTTTTCCACAGGCAATATGCGATGTAGTAACGCTGTAGGTGGGGGTGTAAACCTAGAGTATGGCGTGACAGGTGTGTTGTCAGGTTTAGATACTAGCAGCCGTGGCAAAGATATAGGTGTATACGCACGTATTGTTATACCGCTTGATAAACCAAAGGCTCGGATTAATTGTGATGATCTTTACCAAATAGAGCTAACTCAACGCCGTTTAGAGATACAAAAGTTACGCGATGAACTAGAAGAACTAAAGAACCTACAACGTGCAGGTGGCGAGATGGAGTTCGAAAACTGATGGATACTACCAAGATAGCAGATAACATTGATGGTCTTGCAGATCGTGAGTTTAAGACTGGTGGCATGAAGATGTCGTTTGGTTCAATCGTAGCTATATTTGCGTTTTTATCTACAGTTGTGGGTGGCCTATACGGTGGGTTCGTCATGTATCAAAAGATAGAAGAGGTCGCGGGGCTAGACCTAGGAGAGTATCAACTGCAAATGGACGTGATGGATGCTAAGGTTAGTGGCATATCTGAAAAGGTTGAAGAGTCCGTGGAGTACAGTCGTGACATTAAAAACGGTTTGCGTTCGGACATATTGAGTATTGAGAAGCAAACGGATCGTGTGGAGGATATGGTTCGTGAGGCTGAAGACAAGGTACGCAAGATGATAGACGCCGCAGAAGTCCGCTTTGAAAATCAACGAGAACGTGTTAGAGTTTCACAAAGTGGTGATATGAAAGAACTAGAAGATAAGTTAATGGATAAACTACAAAGGGCATTAGACAACCCCCTTGCTGATTAGGAGACTAATATGACTGAGTTTGAAAAAGCTGATGTAGACGGTAATGGTTCGATAGACCAAGCTGAATGGGATCGCATGGCGTTTGAAGATAAGCGTTTAAAAATGCTAGATGACGATGCACAAAGAGATGCCCAAAGAAAGATGGCGTGGTTCGCATTGTTTGGTATGTTGCTATACCCGCTTTCTATAATTATTTGTAACTTGGCTAATCTTGATGAAGCCATGAACTCACTGGCGTCTATTGCTGGTGTTTATTTTGTTTCTGTAGCTGCTATCGTTGCCGCCTTCTACGGTAAGGAAGCATACACAAAAGGAAAGGCGAATAACGAATGATGAGTCTCGTAAGCAATTTAGTAGGACCTGTTACTGGACTACTAGACAAAGTTATTGAGGATAAAGATCAGAAGGCCAAGTTAGCCCACGAGATCGCTACAATGTCCGATAATCATGCCCAGCAAGCCTTAATGGGGCAATTAGAAATAAACAAAGCTGAAGCTGCATCAGGGTCTTTATTTAAAGGCGGATGGCGTCCATTCATAGGTTGGGTGTGCGGTGTTGCTTTCGCTTACCATTTTGTATTGCAGCCATTAATTGTTTTTGGTGTAACTGCCGCTGGTGTTGATATACCTGCACTACCAGAGTTTGATATGGGCAGTTTAATGACTGTCATGATGGGAATGCTCGGATTGGGCGGACTTCGTAGCTATGAGAAGAAACAAGGAATTACAAAATGAAAGAGAACTTTGATAAATGCTTAAAAATGCTTCTTGCTCACGAAGGAGGTTATGTAAACCATCCTAGCGACCCCGGAGGTATGACAAATTTAGGTGTAACTAAAAAGGTGTACGATGAGTGGACTGGTCGTGAGTCTACAGAACAGGAAATGCGTGATTTAACGCCTGAAGACGTGGCTCCGATATACAAGAAAAACTACTGGGATCGAGTCAAAGGAGATTCACTTCCATCTGGTTTAGACTGGGCGTGTTTCGATTGGTGTGTGAATTCCGGATCGGGTAGACCTGCAAAAGCTGTGCAACGTGCAGTTGGGGCTACGGCAGATGGAGCTATAGGACCAGCTACACTGGGGCTTGTTATGGAAAAAGACCCTAAATTTATTATTGAGTATGTTCATGATGTAAGACAAGATTTCTATAAAAGCTTAAAGACATTTGAGACGTTTGGACGTGGATGGACTCGTAGAAATAAAGAGACTTTGCATCAAGCTTTAGAGATGTTGTAATTTGTTCGGATTATTTTTAAAAAATTAATTAAAAAAACAATTGTTCGGCTTAAAGCTTACTCTAGCATAAGTCGAACTTTTGTGTATAATCCACCTAACAGGAGCTGCCGATGACGTTACAAAAACTTCAATTTCGCCCCGGTGCAAACCGCGAAACTACGTCTTATAGTAACGAAGGCGGTTGGTTCGACATGGACAAGGTTCGTTTTAGGTTTGGTTTTCCAGAAAAAATTGGAGGTTGGATAAAGCAATCTAGTAATTCTTTTCTTGGAACGTGTCGCGCTCTTCATCCTTGGCTTGCATTAGATGGAACAAACTATCTTGGAGTTGGAACTCACCTAAAGTATTATATAAATCAAGGTGGTGCATATAACGACATTACACCTATCAGAACAACAACCGCTGCTGGCGATGTAACATTTTCAGCTAATGCAACAACACTTAACGAAACCTTATCAGCTATAGACACAACAATAACTGTGGCTTCAGCTTCAGGATTTCCGTCTTTTGGCATTATAAAGATAGGCTCTGAGCATATTACTTTTGCAGGTCTTAACGGAAACAACCTTATAGGTTGCGTTAGGGGTGCAGATAATACTGTAGCAACTACTCATTCATCAGGCGCTGCTGTTACTATGTCTACTATAATAGTAACAGATACAGATCATGGAGCTTTAGTTAATGATTTTGTTACAATTTCTGGTGCAGCAAGTCTTGGAGGACTTGTAACAGCTAACGTTCTTAACCAAGAGTATCAAATTACAGGCGTTATAAACGATGACAGCTATCAAATTGACGTTCGTGAAGTTGCTGATATTCAAAGTATTACTACTACAACTGGCTTAAATGCAACTTATGTATTTGCCAATTCTTCAGATAGCGGTAATGGTGGTAGTTCTGTTGTTGGATCTTATCAAATTAACACTGGATTAGATACAACTATTGCTGGAAATGGTTGGAGCGCAGGTACTTATGGTCGTGGAACTTGGGGTTCAGCAGCAAATTTATCTGCTTCTGGTCAAACTCTTAGAATATGGTCACATGATAACTTTGGTGAAGACTTAATCATTAATGTTAGAGATGGTGATATATTCTATTGGGACAACTCAACAAGCTCTGGAACTCCATTTTCAAGAGCTGTTGAGCTTGCTAGTTTAGCTGGATCAAATAAAGCACCTGTAATAGCAAAGCAAGTTCTTGTATCTGATAGAGACAGGCATGTAATTGCATTTGGTTGCGATTCTGAAACAAATCCCGGAGTACAAGACCCTTTATTAATTAGATTCTCTGATCAAGAAAATATTCTTGAATGGCAATCACTTGTAACAAATACTGCTGGTGATTTGCGTATCGGCTCAGGTTCAAAGATTGTTACTGCTGTAGAAACAAGACAGCAAGTTCTAGTATTTACTGACGTTTCATTGCACGCAATGCAATACTTAGGACCACCACTTACCTTTGGTATTAACGCTATTTCTGAAAATATCACAATTGCAAGTCCTCTTGCAGCTATTGCTATTGAGGATAATGTATTCTGGATGGGTGCAGAAGAGTTCTATGTGTACGGCGGTGCCGTTCAAAGACTTCCATGCTCAGTAAGAGATTATGTGTTTTCAAACATTAATAGTGATCAAATAGAAAAGGTTACTGCTTCTCTTAACTCTGCATTTTCTGAAGTTACTTGGTATTATCCATCTGCTTCTAGCTCTGAAAACGATAGTTATGTAACTTATAATTACGATCAAAAAATATGGTATTATGGAACTCTATCAAGAACTGTATGGTTAGATCGAGGTGTAAACGCAGAGCCTATAGCTGCGGGTAGCGATCATTATCTATATTTACACGAAATTGGCTTTGATGATGGAAGCACAAGCCCAGCTACAGCGATTTCATCATACATTGAAAGCAGTCAGATGGACTTAGGTGATGGTGAGCAATTTGCGTTTATGCGTAGATTAATACCAGATATGACCTTTAGAAACTCTACAGCTCCAGTTCCAAGTGCTACTATGACGCTTAAAGTTAGAAATTTCCCCGGCGGAAACTATTTGGACTCTAATGCAAATACAATTACAAAAACAGCCAGTGTTCCCGTAGAACAATTTACAGAACAGGTATTTGTTCGGCTTAGAGGCAGGTCGTTTGCTTTTAGAATTGAAAGCGAAGATACTGGTGTAGCTTGGAGATTAGGCTCTCCAAGAGTAGATATTAGACCTGATGGGAGACGGTAATGTCTCGTAACTTAAACTTACCATTTTTTCCCATACCACCAGATGAGTATGATCAAAGATATTTTGCAGAAGTTTTGCGTTCATATTCCACATACATGCAAAACATGCAAAATCCGGGTGAAGGGCGTAATACTTTTACAGTATTTACGAATTTGCAAACAGACGATTCAGGACTAGAAGATGGAAGTGTTTTTCAACACGATGGGCAATTGCGTGTTCCCGTATTAAATATACCCTATGTAAGAGGTTCTTCAGCAATAGGGCAAGTAGGAGAGGTAACGGTGACTATATCATGAGCGATACAATTATTACAATGGATGACGGTTCAACATGGAAGCCAGCAACTAGCGTGGATGTAGTTTCTTGCGCAAATTGTGAAAATAAGGTAGACACACCTGAAGAGATTGCGTCATACCCAGACGGTAACTGTCCAGATTGCGGTGAAAGCTGGACTGGAACAGAAGAAAGAAGCACAAATATTAAAGTTACGGCTCCTGAAGGAATTTCTGGGTCAACGCTCTAGTATTTTAAATAAATATTTGGTAACTTATATATATTAAGTACGAGGTTAGTATAATGCAGAACATGGCTAGATACGGTAGAAACGGCGATACCACTATGGGACACCTAACTCCGGGTGAAACAATTGTCCCACAAGCGGTACTCCAAAGTAATCCACAAGTAGCTCGTGGCCTTGGTCGTGCGTTTAAAGATGTAGGCGCTGATCCTCGACGATACGTTGTTGGATCAGGGCAAAACAGCATAAACCCTGTAACTGGTAAATCTGAATTCTTCTTAGGTAATTTAATTGGTGCTATCGTAGGAAACCCTGCAATATCAGGTGCGATTGGTAATTTAGCATTAAGAAAAATACAAGGAAAAGACGTATCTCTTCGTGATGCTCTAATAGGCGGTGCCGCAGGTGCTGGTCTTGGAGCTTTGTCAGGAGGTGGTACAGGCATACCATTTTTGGATAGCATGGTGTCTGGAGTTGATGCTGATAGTGGAATTTTTAAAGGAATGAATGTTGGAGGCCGTGGTTCAGAAGTAGCTAAACAAGCAGCAAAAGAAGCAGTTAATCAGTCACAAAAAACCGAAGGTCTTTTAGGCATAGGACAAATGTTCGGTTTAAATCCTGATGAGGGTATAGGAAGATTTCTTAATACAAAAGCAGGAGAAGGTATAGCTTCTGGTCTTGCGGCTCAGTTGATGGATAGCCTATTTAGTGAAGAAGAAGACCCTGATCCATATGGAAACATGGCTAGATTTAATAGAGGCGCAGGTCAAGCACCTGTAACTCTAAGAAGACGCGCTCCGCGTCAACAGACAGACCTTTTATACGCCAATAAAGGCGGTGTAGCTCACTATCCTCGTAGAAATGGTGGTATAATGCCAAGCGAAGGCTCTGGAACTAAAGATGACGTACCTGCAATGTTAACTGCTGGTGAGTTTGTTATGACCCGTGATGCCGTTAAAGGCGCAGGAAATGGAAACTTACAAAACGGTATAAACAAAATGTACGGCATGATGGATAACTTGGAAAGGAAAGCGTAATGGCTGATAGTGTAACAACCATACGGCAATTGCCAGCTTACATGCAGGAATACGATGAGGCGTTGCTTCAACGTATTTTTGGCGCTCCTGATGATGAAGGCGTTTTAACAGGTGGGATTATAGATGATCCTAACCTGTTTAATATTCCTGATTATGTTCAAGCAGGAAGAAATCCATTACAAGAATCTGTAGTTAATTCATTTGGCACTGAAGAACAACGTCAAGCATTTATGGATCGCTATCAGCCTTACTTTACTGACGAAAGTGGCATAGCAAGATACTTACCTCAAGCAAGTCAAGGCTTAGGTACTGGCGCGTCTACTATAGCCGATTCACTTGCTAATTATTTTCCAGAAGCTCAAGCATACTTACGTCAAGGCGTTGGTGGTATAGGTGCAAAGGGAATTTACGACACAGAAACAGCAGAAGCTAAGGCAAGAGCTGATCAATCTACACAATTATTTGATGCTCAACAACGTGCAAATGAACTTTTAAGCGATTCTCGTAGCGCAATAAAAGGTGGTTTGGGTCAGTTTGATCCATCATCTGTTGATAAATTTATGAACCCTTATAAAGAGCAAGTTCTTGATACAGCCTTGGCTAAAATAGATCGTCAAGCTGCACAAAGGCGTCAAGCTGATGCGGCGAACGCTATAAGCAAAGGTGCGTTTGGTGGTTCACGATCTGGTGTTCAAGCGGCAGAAACAGAAAGAGCCGTTGAAGAGGCAAGGCAAGGCACTATAGCTAATTTAATGTCTCAAGGATATGATAAGTCTTTAGCCGCAGCTCAAGCCTCTTATGAAAATGCCGCAAAGCGTGGTATAGCTGGTGGTCAGCAACTTGGTTCTTTATCTACAAGTCAGCTCGGCGCAGAAGCTAAATCATTTGAAGGCGCTGAAGGCAGAATGCTAAAAGCCGCTGATATGTATCGTAGTATGGGTCTATCTAGCGCACAAGCACAAGCTCGTGCCGCAGAAGATGAACGCAAGCGAAGTTTAGAAACTGGTCGATTAATGGGTGGCCTTGGTGCATCTACAGGTCAACTAGGTGGTGCGCAAGCTGACATAGGTAAAGCATACGGTCAATTGGCTGGAACATCTGCTGATATTGGTCAAGTGTATGCTGGAATGGCACCTAAAGACTTAGGATTTATGTATGAAGTAGGCGGAAAAGAACAGCAATACGATCAGCAAGCTCAAGACTTCTATCGTCAAAACCAGTTGGCAACTACACAGCAGGCTTTAGCTCCTTATAGTTATGCTCAAAACTATTTAACTGGCGCTCCATCTGCGTCAATGTATAGTCAATACTCACAAGGTCCTTCGACTGCTCCTAATCCTTTCCTACAAGGTGTTGGTATGTATGCAACCTACCAAGGTGCGAATAGATAAAAAGGTAAATAATATGGCTGATCCATCAGGAATTTACGGTGAAAACCCATTTGCAAGCATGACTCCACAAGAATTTTTAAAAGAGGCTTTGGGTAAAGGCTTGGGTAAAACTCCAATTAGCACTGAGTTTCCCGGCTTAGGAGACGATTTTTCTGATATAGCAGGTATAGATTCTTTTTTTGAAGATAGGGCTGAAAACGCTTACAAAGGAATTGACCCTAGTGTTCTTGCAAATCAAGCCGAAGCTGGAAACGAACTTGCTGCGGCTGAAATAGAAAAACGTAGTAAATCATTACTAGGTGAGTTTGGCGGTCTGGAGCCAATCACAGAGATTCCTAAAATAGATATGTCTGGTTTAGATGTTGAATATCAAATGGAGCAAGCTGAAAAAGAAAAAGCACAAGGAGAAGCTGCTGAAGCTTTTAGAGCGAATGAGGCACAACTCGTAGATTCTCAAGGTGGACTAAACTCCATGAGTATTGCTGATTCTAATACAGTTACTCAAGAACAAGCAGATGAAGGATTTTTATCTGCTATGGATGACTTTCTTGATGCCGCCGTTGGCACTGGTCCGGGCAAGCCAAAAGAACGCACAATCGAAGAATATAAAAGAGTTTTTTCTGAAGCAACTGGCATTGATACAAGCGGCAAGGTAGATAAAAGTGACGCTCTTATGGCGTTTGGTCTTGCTTTAATGCAAAATAAAGCTGGAAAAGGCTTTAATGTTTCTAAAATGTTGCAGTCTGTTGGTGAAGCTGGTGACAAAGCGTTACCTGCGCTCACGAAAGCTAAGGCTGAGGCTAAAAAAGCAGGATTAGCTGCTGGTCAATATGCGCTTACGGCAAAAAATTCTGACAAAGCTAAAGATGAAGTTAATGCGGAAAAAGCCAGACAACGTTCAGATTACTACATAGTTCCAAAAAGTAAGGGAGTAAGTGGATTTCTTGCTAACATGGATCAAGGGCAATTAGAATCACTAAACTCATTTGAGCTTGATGCCCTTATGACCAACAAGTCTTTTAGAGAAAAGTTTGATGTTTTGCCCGGCGGAACATGGTCTGGAATAGTTTCAGAAGCAATGAAAACGCCTGAAGCAGAAGCTCTTTACTTGACTAAAGATGCAAACAAAATTTCACTAATTCCCGGTGTTGAAAATGATCTATTTACAATTAAAACTTTCTCCGCAGACCCTAATGTTGAAGGTAGTGAGGGAAGACCAGCACGCTTAGATGGTGATGGGCAAGCAACATACAAGGCCTTAGCTGCGGCTTCACAAGACCTTCAAAGAGCAAAAGAAAAATTTATGGAAGGGTTTGGACTGGCTGAAGGCACAAGTGCTTTTAGGTTTACTCTTGATAAAGTCGATTCTTTAGCAGGCGCATTTGGTATTAATGTAGATGGAATCGCAAATCCTACAGAAAAATTAAAGTTATTTTTAAATAAACTTAAAGCACAAAATGCCAAAGAAATTTTAGGAGAAGCTGGTAAAACAATTTCAGACGCGGACCGTTTGCTTGTTGAGTCAATTGTTGGTGATGTAAGCGTTTTAACTAATCCAGATGTTCTTGCCGAAAAAATGAGTCAACTTTATAATGACGTAATCCTCAAAAAAGAAAGAGAAATATTTTCTGCGCTAGAGACTTTAGATAGATATTCTAACAGAAATATAGCATCTAGGCTAGGGGGCGGTGGTGAATTGAACTCAGAAGAGCAAGCAGAGTTAGATGCTGCCATAGCTGCAATAGGTGAAAAAAATGGATGATCGCACTAAGCTAACATTAATTAGAGGAATAAAGTCTGGCGCTTTTAATGACAGACAGAAGCTAGAAGCTTTTAGAGCCATCAAAGGTAATGTTGAAAACAATGACGTAGCTGATCTTATTGGTTCACTTTCGTTTTCTACTTTGAGAAGTGGAAAGAGCCTCAAGGATATGTCAGATGAGCGTCAAGGTCGAGACACTACAAACTTTGATTATAGTACAGGTGCGGATGGGACGCTACGATCTTTACTATCATTTGCAGAAACTGATAAAGACCGCGAAGCCATATTAAAGAAAATGGTTGGTGAGGCTGGATTTGTTAGAGATGCGGGTGGAAATCTTGCCTTAACTCAAGAAGGTCAAAAAGTTCGTGGTATGGAGCCTATCGGAAAAAATCTTGTTATAGACGAAACTGGTTTTAGTATGCGAGACATATCTGACTTAGCTGGAATAGTTCCAGAGACTGTTGGGTCTGTAGCTGGCGCAATAATTGGTGGAGGTCCAACTCTTGGTTTTGGCGCTGTAGCAGGTGCTGGAATAGGCGCGGGTTTAGGTCAAGCTGCTGAAGAAGTTATTGAAGGTTGGTTAGGTGTTCAAACTCAAAGCCTTGGTGATGTAACAAAAGACGTTATGAAGGAAGCGGCTATTGGCGCGGCTGGAGAGGCTATTGCTGGAACTGTTATCGCTATAGGTAGAGGTGTTGTCGGTGGCGGGAAAAAGCTTGCAGGAAGAGCATCTGGAGCTATGGTAGAAGAGCCTATAGATGCTGCGGCAAGACTTCGACTTGAGCGCGGAGAATCTTTGTTAGAAAGAGGTTACATACCATCCTTGGGTTCTTTGGGTGCTAACGAAAGATTAGCATACCTTCAAAAGTTTGGTGAAAATGCTGCAAAAGATACGGCTAGAATTCAAGCTAATTTAGCCGCAGCATTGCGTGATAAGCAGACATTCTTATCTGGAATTACAGATGATGCGGTAGAGACTTTAGGCTCTGAAGCTACAAAGATGGCTCCAATACGATTTAAACAATTAAATGCAACTAAAAGAAAAGCTGATAGGCTTTATATATCAGCTTTAGACGATAGTATAAATTTAATGAGAAAAGCTGTAGATGAAAACTTTGAGTTAAACACTTCAACTCTTGGCGCAATTACAAAAGCATTTGATGGATTTCAAACATCTATGGTAGATGGTTATGGCTCTGTTGATGACATACTTGGAAAAATTAAAGGCGAGATAACCTTGTCTGATGGAACGCAAGCGGCAAGAACAGGTGGACAACTTCGTATTTTTGATACTGAAAACTTGATGTCTAAATTTAAAAACTACGAAGAAGATTTTGGTAGAGCATTGTTGGAAGGTCCAGTAGGCACTGCATATGATGCTCTAAAAGGTTTTCAAAAAAATCAACAAGGAAAAGCCTCTTTCAAAAACTTAGTTAATTTAAGAAAAAACGTAAATGACGAACTTATGTTCGGGTCTAGCACTGCCGGAACAAAACAATTGGATGAAATTAAAGGTGCGTTAGACACCATGCTTAATGACGATACTATTTTAAATGGTGTAACAGGTCTAAATAGAACAGATAAAGGTTTACTTGTGGACGCCGCAAAACGCAGGTTAACTCAACAAAATATGTATAAAGAAGGCATTAAAAGATTTGAAGAGCTTTCTAACATTGGAGTTATTAAATCTATTAATGGATTAAAATCTTTTGGAGATTCAAGTCCTAGAGAAATTTCTGACAAATTCTTTAAAAAAGTTGTTCAGAACGACTCTCCGCAAAGGTTAAGGGCAGTTTTAAAAGCTACTGACAACCCAGATGAGTTACTTTCTAATCTTAGCCGTAGCTTTCTTGATGATGCTTTGGAAACGGCTGGTAGGGACCCGATAAATCCTGAAAAATTTAATGGCAAAACATTCGCCAAAAAAATAAAAGACCTTAAAACTACTGGTAAAGTTTTGTTTGGAAAAGATTGGAACAAAATTCAAAAGCTTGCTAACAGCATTAATCAAGCAGATATTAGTGGAAAGTTGTCTATAGATGATATTGCTAGGGTTAGCGCTGCTGGAGGAGACAAAGGCATAGTTGAGTCTATGGAAGCTGTTGTTCAAGCGCAAAAGCAGATAGATATAGCTGGATCAACATCTGTAGTTAAAAATTTAGACCCCAGAAAAGTTTCTATGTACTCAAGTTACGATGATGTTGTGGCGGCACTAACGAAGCCAAGCCTCACTGAAAGCGAAACTATACAAATAATGAAGTTTTTTGATGGTAACGATCAACTAATTCAAAGTATGAAAAATGTTGTACTTCAAGATATAATGAAAGTCGTAGACGATACTGTCCTTGAAAGTGCGCAAAATGCAGGCTCTTTGCGTAAAACTTTAGATCAATATAAACCAAAATCTTTAAGTCGAATATTGGGCGCAGATACATATAAGGCTTTAGATAGCTTTGCCGATGATTTAATTATGCTTGGAGACGCTGGAAAAGAAGGCTCAATCGCCGCTGGTAGTATATGGTCGCAGATGTTCAGTCATCCTTTAAATGTATTAGGAAAAATTGGTAAATTTAAAGTTATGGCTAGTATGTTTAGTAAGCCTCAAAATGTTAAAAAATATATTGAAATGAGAAAAGCTTCTGCAAATAACCCAGAGTCTCGTGGTAATGTAATGCTATCTATGATGAACCAAGCTGCGCTTGACGAGGGTATTGATGTCGGAGGTCAAGCAGCACTTGCAGGTCGAATTGCAAGTGGGGTAGGCTCCGCAACGGGTCAAGTTAGTCGTGCAGGTCTTCAATCTCAACCTCGTATAGCGGTTAATGAAGAAGGTCCATTTAGACAAAAAAGCCGAACAAGTGTTCCCAATGTTGAGCCTTTAGATTTAAGTCTTTTTGACGTTCCTGAAATAAGACAACCTCAAGCTACATATACTCCGCTAAGTCCAATTGAAAAAATACAACAAGAAGCGATTAGAAAAATGTCTCTTAGAGATCGCGCAAGACAAAGCCCTGCGGCAGCGGCTACTTTGTTAGGCGGTTTAGGTAACGCTGATCTTCTTTAGTCTTCTATAACAGATACTGAAGACAGGCCACCTAGACCAACTGTGCCATAGCTATTTGGAGCTTGACGCCTAGACTTGACACTAGCATTAATATGTTCGTATGTTTCATCTATCATACGCGCAAGTTGTCGCCCAATAGCACGATCTTCGCTTTCAGCAATGATAACCAGTTTATCATAAGCTTCAATAGAAACACCTACGGATTTATATTTTCCCGGGTTTGGCATAAAGGTTCCTTCCCATAAATGACTTTTCCTACTGTATATAATCCCAAGCGGCGTGGGTCAAGACCCAAATACGGAAACAAGAAAGTTATCATACAAGGAATCAAATTTGATTCCAAGTGGGAGGGCGAAAGATACCTATACCTAAAGTCACTAGAACGCGCAGGAACTATAAGAGATTTAGAGTTACAGGTACGATTTAACTTAATGGTTAATGACCAGAAGATATGCGCTTACATCGCTGACTTCTGTTATGAACGTGAAGACAAAGATGGTGTATGGCACTACATTGTTGATGACGCTAAAGGCGTTGAAACGCCTGAATTTAAGCTAAAAAAGAAGCTTATGAAAGCCTGTCTAGGCATTGATATTCTATTATCGAAAAAAACTGCTTGACACAAACCCACTCTATATGGTTATAGTTGGGACTCTAGTAAACAGCAGAAAGGATTCGACATGAATAGTCGTGAATTATTCGAAGTCCGAGAAGAGCTAAAGGCAGCAATTGATAAATTGCGTAGTGATTTGAAGGACGTTGAGCAAAACTTAAAAGACACATATCTAACTCGTGCGAAAGAAGCATTAGGTGTCGATGGTAAAGATTTTGGCACAGCAAGTTTTATGGATGGCAACCGCAAGATTAAAGCAGTTGTCTCTAAAAAGGTGTCTTGGGATCAAGATTCTTTGCGTGAAGCTTTAGGTAGTTTATCTGAAGAAGACGCTAGGCACTATGGTAAGTTGACTTTTGCCGTAGAAGAGCGCAAGTTTACAAACGCTCCACCTGCAATCAGAAGCATTCTTGAAGAATGTCGTACAACAGAAGTTGGTCGCTTCACAGTAGAATTGGATACATAATATGGCTTTACAAATAATCACAGCCGATCAAAGACTTGCCGAGAAGAAGGGTCATAAGATCGTAGTTTGCGGTGCAAGCGGTGTAGGTAAAACTACACTTGCTCGCACACTTAATCCAAGCACAACATTGTTTATGGATTTAGAGGCAGGGGATGCAGCTATTGAAGGTTGCGCAATCGACGTTGTTCGTCCGAGAACTTGGGCAGAATGCCGTGATCTTGCTTGCTTTTTAGGTGGACCAAATCCATCATTAGCAGAAGATCAGCCATACAGCGAATCACATTATAACTATGTTGAGCAGATGTATGGCGATGGCGCTGACGTGTGGCAAAAGTATGACACTTTATTCGTGGACTCGATTACTGTTGCAGGTCGTCTTTGTTTTCAATGGTGCTTACAGCAACCAGAAGTCAGATCAGAACGGTCTGGAAAACTAGATACACGAGCCGCATATGGTTTGCATGGTCGTGAAATGATGTCTTGGCTTACTCACATACAGCACATTCGCTCTAAGAACGTTGTGTTTGTAGGTATTCTTGATGAAGTCACAGATGATTACGGAAGAAAACAGTACCACCTTCAAATTGAGGGTAGTAAAACTGGAAGAGAATTGCCCGGAATTGTTGACGAAGTTATCACTATGTCTATCTTGACAGGTGATCACGGACAGTACCGTGCATTTGTATGTCAGCCTTTAAACGAATGGGGCTATCCTGCAAAGGATCGCTCTGGAAGACTTGACGTAATTGAAGAACCACACTTAGGCAAGCTCATGGATAAAATGAGTAGCGGTGGACATAAAACTGACAAAGAATTAATCTTTGTTGATCCAACAACACAAAACACTAGCGAAGGAGAAGCGTAATGCTTAATTTAAATAACGTTCCACAGGACGATAACCCACAAAACCAAGAGTTTACATTAATCCCAAAAGGAGCAGTAGTTCGAGCAATCGTGTTAGTACAGCCGGGAGATATGGAAATCCCTGAGTTTGGACAAGGGGCTTGGTTTAAGAAGTCTGCGAGTACATCTGCAAAGTGGATGAACCTTGAATTTACTATTATCGGTGGCGAGTATGACCGTAGAAAGTTTTGGCACAGCATATTCGTTGATGGCGATAAGCTAGGTCAAAGTGGTATGCCATTGGCAAAAGAAATCGGTTTGCGCACATTAAAGAGTATTGTTGAGAGCGCGAGAGGTATCTTACCATCTGATATGACGCCACAAGCACAGCAAAACCGAAATATTACAGGTATGGCAGACTTGAATACATTGGAGATTTGTGCGAAAATCGGTATCAAGAAGGGTACTAATGGTTACGCCGATAGCAATCAGCTTATGGCGGCACTAACACCCGATAACAGAGAGTTCTTTACTCAAGGAGTGGCACAGCAGGGTTCAGCGCCTGTTGCCAACACAGCACCACAAGCGGCAAGTCCGCAACCAACTGGTGCAGTACCTTCTTGGGCGCAAAGTTAATCTAGTGGCAGGGTCTATCTGCACCCGCTAGAACACGGACAGGGGGGCCGTGCGCCACAATCCCCCCAACTATTCTAGCAAATAGGTTTATTATGATATTACGTCCTTACCAAGAGGTAGCCGTTTCTGACGCGTGTAACGCATTAGACAAACACGGTAATACCCTAATCGTCGCTCCTACAGGAGCAGGCAAAACAATTATGCTTTCTGCTTTGGTTGGTAAGAGACATGAAAAAGGCAGAAGAGTTTTAGTAATACAGCATCGTGACGAACTCGTTTCGCAAAACAAAGCGAAATTTGAGAAGGTCAATCCGTATATTACCACAAGCATTGTTAATGGCACTGTTAAGCATTGGGATGGCGAAGCCGTGTTTTCAATGGTTCAAACAATGTCGAGAGACAGAAACCTACGTGATCGCCCAATGTTTGATATGGTTGTAGTTGATGAAGGACACCATGCAGCCGCACCAACTTACATGAAAGTAATTAACGCTGTTCTTGAGGACAATGACAGCGCAGAGATCGTGGGTTTTACAGCTACGCCTAACCGTGGCGATGGCAAAGGTTTGCGGTCTGTATTCAATAATTGCGCACATCAGATTGAATTAGCAACTTTAATTCGTGAAGGATTTTTAGTGCGCCCTAAATCATTCGTGATTGATCTTGGCGTTGGCGAGCAACTTGATAACGTCACTAAGCGCGGCAAAGAATACGATATGGAAGAAGTTGCGGCTATCATGGATCGACAGGTGATTAATGATAGGATCGTATCTGAGTGGAAAGCCAAAGCATCTGGAAGAAAAACTGTTGTGTTTTGCTCTACAGTCTCACATGCCGAACATGTTTGTGACTCGTTTATAAACTCTGGTGTTAAAGCAAACTTTGTCACTGGAGAGACAGACAAAGACGAACGCGCACAGATGTTACATGATTTAGAGTTTGGCGACTTACAAGTAATCGTAAACGTTGCCGTGCTTACAGAAGGGTTTGATGCTCCACCAGTATCTTGCGTGATCTTAACCAGACCATGCTCACAAAAAGGCACAATGGTTCAGATGATAGGCAGGGGTCTAAGAATACTCGATCCAGAGCTATATCCAAATACTATTAAGACAGACTGTATCGTCATGGATTTCGGCACATCTATCATTACGCATGGTGGGTTGGACGAAACAGCTAACTTAGATGGCGCGCACAAGACTGAGGGTGGCGAAGCTCCTACCAAGATATGTCCTGATTGTGGAAGTGAAGTATCTGCAAATACGCGCATATGTCCTATCTGTGAGCATGAGTTCCAGAAAAAAGTTAAAGAAGCATTAGATAGTTTCATTATGACTGAGTATGACCTGATGAAGTTATCTCCGTTTATGTGGATTGATCCATTTGGGAACGGAAATGCTATGATGGCTATGGGCTTCAGTGGGTTTACTTTGGTAGGTAATATCGGAAAATACTGGATAGCTATCGTGAAGGCTCAGAATGGGCGTCCTAGAGTGGTTTCTATCGGTGAGAAGGTACAAGCGATGGCGGCAGGCGATGATTTTCTTCGTGAGATCGAAGACAGCAACGCGGCTAACAAAACTAAGCGTTGGTTAAATCAAGCAGCTACCGACAAACAGAAAGAGCATTTACGCAGAAATGGCGTACAAATCAGTGCGATTGATTTCTCTTGGACAAAGTATAAGGCAGGATGTTGCTTAGGGTACTATTGGAATAAGCAAAAGATTGATAAGATAATTTCAGAACAAGTTAAAAAATTAACAGGGACTGAATAGATGCCAAGATTTGAAATGTATCTTATGCTTGCTGAAAAAGAAGATGATAAAGTTGAGACTTGTGAATACGAGATGATTTGTTGGGTTAAAGACTCAACTAACATGGAAGAAATAAAAGCTTCTGCGAATGAAAAAATCAACGATCACATTGAAGAGGCCAAGAGTATTGTCCTGTTTGGCACCGCAAGTATTAGAGTTAAAGGTGAAGAAGTTATAAACATTGGGTTTAGAAACAGCGAAATAAATCCTGATGACATTGATGATGTCATAGATTTGTTCGACTTAAATGAGGAGACAGTACATTGACAGCAGCAAGTAATGCACCATCAGCACTACCGCCAATGAAAGAGTTGGCGTTCGTATTAGGTAAGTATGGTTGGGATAAGAGGTTTTGTGACCTCACAGAAGAAGAAGTACAAACACTAATATTTGCAATACAGGAATCAACACCTCTAACTAAGGAGATAAACATTGGGAAACTCGAAGAAATCTACTATAAGTCAACAGGCGCTTGGCCTTCTACTTCAATCCCATTCTAATGAAAATCCTGTAGCAGATAGTATTACTAAGGTCGTAGATGATGCGATTGTTGCGAATGAAGAAAAAAGGGAGAGACGCAAGTATATCGGTGCTTCTAGCATTGGTGATGAGTGTCAGCGTAAAATACAATATCGCTATTTAAACTATGCGATTGATAAAGATAAAGCATTTAGCGCAAGAACTTTGCGTATCTTTCAGTTCGGTCATGAGATAGAAGAGTATGCTTCTAAGTGGTTAAAAGATGCAGGGTTTGATTTACGCACAGAACAAAAAGATGGAAAGCAGTTTGGTTTTTCTATAGCGGATGGGGAGATTCGCGGTCATATAGATGGCGTAATATGTGATGGTCCTGTTGAAATGGGCTACCCTGCTCTTTGGGAATGTAAGTCAGCAAATGATAGCAAGTTTAAGGCGTTTGTTCGTCATGGTGTAGCCAAGGCTAACCCAGTGTATGCTACGCAACTTGCATTATACCAGACCTATATGGAGCTTTATGAACATCCTGCGTTGTTTACTGTTATCAATAAAAACACGTCTGAAATATACTATGAGCTTGTACCTTATGATAAAAGGTTGGCTCAAGAGGCAAGCGACAAGGCAGTGAATATCTTGACTGCGGCGAAAGCAGGTGACATTCTACCTCGTATTGCTCACACCAAAGATTTTTTTCTTTGTAAGTTTTGTGAGTTTAGGGAAACTTGTTGGGGAGCAGATCAATGAATATACTGAGCGTTGGCAAGTCACCTAAAGATGTAGCCGAGCGTATTTCGAGAGAAGTGCCTCGTAGCGTACAGCTACAAACATTGATAGATACATATCCAGAAGGCGTTCAAAGGGGTAAAGAATTTTATATTGGATCTCTTCGTGGTGAGGCAGGAAAGTCTATGGTTATTAACATAGACATGCAAAGTCCTTGGTTTCTTAACGGGAAAGATTTCGAATCAGGTGAAGGTGTCGGGGGCATATGCAAGATATTTAAAGAAGGTCGGGGCTATTCACTAGCTGAATGCGTTGAATACTTTAAAGAATACATAAGCCCAGACTACGTTGCCCCGCCAGAAAACATTGTTAAGCCGAACAATCCGTCAAACTTTGCAGTTACAACTGCGCAGCAGGGATTTCCACAGCAACAAAAGAGCATGAGCATCAACTCAAGCACAGATTTTGAGGATGAATACAACTATACCGACGAAAATGGCATAGTTATTGTATCAGTTCGTAAGTATTTTGAGAAAAATGTAGAAGGTGAATTGGTACTTGACGCATCTGGTAAGCCTAAAAAGCAGTTTCGTCAGTTTATGGAAGGTCGCCAAGGCATTCCAGAACCTAGACCTCTATACAATATCCCGAACATTTTGGATTCAGACAAAGTTATTTGGGTTGAAGGTGAGAAATGTGCTGATGCGCTTACATCTCTTGGGTATGTAGCAACTTGCACAATTGGCGGTGCTGGTATGTTGTCAGAAAACACAGCATATAAGTTTGATTTCACGCCGCTAAAAGGTAAAGAGCTAATACTTTGGCCTGATAATGACGCCGCAGGCAAGAAGCTTGCATCTATTGTTGAAGCTCAAGCGAAAGAAGCGGGCGTAAAGTCCACAATGATTCTTAAAATACCTACTACTAAGTCTGAAAAGTGGGATGCCGCTGATGCCGTTGAAGAGGGCTTTAACATTGAGAAGATGCTCAAGAAGAATGAGAGAAGTGTAAAGAAACCAATTAACTTACTTGATGAAAGCCTGTTAGTTGACCAATACTTTATCGGGTCAGTGCCTGAGCAGAAGTTTCTCATTGGTGATACAATACCTCTTGGAGTTCCATGCGTATTTGCGGCGGCAGGAGATAGCGGTAAAGGCATGATGACACTTGATTTAGCCATGAAGGTTGCGTCAGGTACATCTATGCAGTCTGCTTTTGGTGGTTTAGTTGCAGAACACGGCGATGTCATATTAATTACAGCAGAAGATGACAAAGACGAAATGCACAGACGTATTTCTCGTCTTGACCCTCAAAGACATAGAGAAGTTTACAGCCATAAACTGCGCGTCTTACCATTGCCAAACCTTGGTGGTGTCTTTCCTATCATGCAGAAGTTCGACAATACATACTTGATGGGTGAAGAGTTCTCTCGGATTTATGATCAGATGCTAGAGATGGAAACGTTAAAGCTAATCGTAATTGACCCTATGGCCTCGTTTGTTCACGCAGATGTAAACGCTGATCCGGCGGCAGGGGCTGCATTCATGAGTTTACTTGCACAGATGGCTACTGAAACTGGTGCTACTGTTATGGTTAATCACCATATGGCAAAGATCAAAGACAACGATCCAGTCACAACACCAGAACAAGCGCGTAGTCTTATTCGTGGTACTTCTGCTATTGTTGATGGCGTTCGGTCTGCATTTGCGGTCTGGTCTGTCGATGAAGGCACAGGAAAACAACGCTGTCGTGATCTTAATGTAGAATATACGCGTAATGGTGTATTTGATGGAGCTGTCGTTAAGTCAAATGGTCCTGCAAATCGAGATATTAGACATTTTATCCGTAATCCAAATACAGGTTTGCTTGAAGATAGATCACAAGACATAAGGTCTATAACGATGTCACAATCTGTTCGGGATAGACTAGCGCATATTGTTGAGTTTGTTAGAATTAGAGAATTAGATGGTCGTGCCGTTACACATGGTGGTGTCAATAGTGGTATATTCCATGCTATTCGTGAGTCGGAAGCTATTGAGCCTTGTGTAGTTTATTTGAAAAATGCAGGCCGTGAAACAACTATCAAGAAAGCCGTTACTGAAGCTCTCGCTATGGGAATGATACGAAAGTATGCCCTATCAACAGGTGGTGATGAGAGGTGGCTTGGCGTTATGGATGGATCACTCGCTAGAGGTGAGTATGAGCGTCAAACAGGTCGAGATAACATTTGACAATCATGGGAAAATATGGCAATAATCCCATCTTTAAGGAGAAATAAAATGATTCACATTTTTAAAGATAAGAAACCCACATTGGAAGAGGCACAGTCTCTTGTAGATGGGTATGTTGAAATGGTTCGTTCACCTATTCATGGAGATATTCAGATTCTCGTCAATGAAGAAGGGTTATTGAAAGGGCTAGATTATAATAAGGAAGCATCTGAAACTTATGGGACGGGCATTGTAGGCAATGCAGTTGTCCTTAAAGGCGATGCTAGGTGGGACTAATGGATAAAATTCCACAAAAAGTTGTTGATAAGTATCAAGATGTATATAAGCAGTTTTGGGAAATTCAAATGAAGAAAGATCGCAAAGCTAACCCAAAGCTTGATTCAATATCGCCTAACTATAAAAAAAGAAGAGCATCGTTTCACATTGTTAAAGATGAAAGCAGTGAAAAAGAACCAAAAGCCCTTACAAAGCAAGCAACTACAATTAATATGTTGTTGCTTCGGGGCTTCGGGATTAAAGAAATATCAGCAGTTATACATACTTCTGAGAAAGCAATCGTAAAGATTAAAGATAAATACGAGCTGCCAAGAGAAAATTAATAGAATTGCTGCGCTGGCTGCTGTCCATAACCTGAGAAATTGTTCGAGTTACCATACTGCTGCGGCTGGTACGGGTTTGACATCGGGGCAAAACTACTCTGACCACCATAACCTTGACTCATTCCGTACCCGCCGTATTGTTGCGGCTGGGGATAAGGCTGTTGATAAGGACTTTGCTGGTATCCGCCACCTTGCATTCCGTATTGCTGGTAAGGTGATTGCATTGGCTGCTGCCCATAACCCGAATAATTCATAGGCTGCTGCATTCCATAATTCTGCTGCGGGCGCTGCATACCATAACCCGAATAATTCATCATTGGCTGCGGGCGCTGCATACCACCATAACCCGAATAATTCATTGGCTGCTGGGGCCTGAACATTCCGAATCCACCCATAATACCTTGAGGTCTTTGCGGAAATTGAGGTCTTTGAGGAAATCCACCAAACATTCCCATGCCCGTAGGTCTTTGACCGCCAATACCCATACCCATGTTCGGGTTACGATACTGCTGAGTCGCTTGGTACGTTTGATTTGCACCATAACTTCCTACTAAATTTTTTTGAGCTTGAGTTAATCCACCCATAAACTCATCAAAAGCGGATTGATCAAACTTAGGTCCAGTATAATTAGGATTCATTGGATTGTTTGGGAGATGCGAACCACTGTGTGGTGGCCTTCTTGGACTGAAATCAGGTTGAGGTTGATTAGTTTTAAGAGGTGGTTGACCAGAAAATGAAGCCATAGAATTTTTACGCTCATCTCTATACTCTTCAAAAGTTTGATTTTCAGTCGGCAAAACAACACGACCCATAAATCCGTTGGCTCTTTGATCTGCGGCTTCTTTCTTTAGCCTATCATATTCTCGCCTTACTGGATCAGAAGAAGGAAAAATAGGTTGGCTAAATAAATTAGGTCTAAGATTTCCACCACTAGGTAAAAGGCCACCAAATTTATCTCTATTATTTTTATATTCTTCAAAGGTTTGACCTTCGGTTGGCAAAACAACTTGCCCCATAAAGCCTCCGGCTCTTCTATCTGCCGCTTCCTTTTTTAACCTATCATATTGACTTCTTATATCTTCTGTAGGTTGGGTCATAATTCCAGAAGACAAACTAGGTCGTCCCATCTGCATCGGTCTAATTGATTTTGCGTAAGGTGAAGCTACCATGTATAATCTCCGAGTGAACTTGTTCGGGTTATACCATTTATTTAGTTTTCGATCAATAATTGATTGACTGTGAATTTGTGTTGTTTATAAAAGCACGGCAAGGCGGTTAAATTTAATCAGATTTAAACGGGCAAAGTTAATATCAGATCAGAACTTAGATAAATTCGCTACCAAATGCGCTAACATTTAAACGAATTCATCGCCGCCTTGCGCGACTATTTCCCTAAATTGATAGGTCTTAATTTTGGCATAAGAGTGCTAGACGATACCCTGTCTGTTTCAATACATTGCCCCATACTATCCATATCCTCATATGGTTTGTATGCTTCTGGCAGCGCATTTCCACACTCATATGCGTTTCTATACAAAGTTTTCTTTTGAACTTCTGTGCCTTCTATAACATATGTCAGCACAAGCATTGTGTAAAAAGTCATAATTCTTCCTCATGTTTTTCGAACTTTCCGTTGGCATCAATTTTCGGGATTGTAGTACGCTTTCTCTTCCCTGCGATCTCACCGCCGCACGCCATGTAACCTGCACCATCGACCCAATTGTCGGGGTGTTCGGGATTTGATTTGATGCGTGCAACTTTTAATAGGTTCATCATAACTCCAACTTCATGCGGATTAATCACAATACCTAAATACGTTGACCAAAAATCCGCGATCATCTTGAAGTTATCTTCCATATCGCCATGATCAGACGCTCTGTCTTTGGTTACATACTGTTTAGCCATGTCCAATATATCTGCTCTGTTAGTCATTTTGCTCTTCCTCTTCTATTTTTTTTATTCTCTCACCAATCCATCTCATAACTGGAACTGCCATTGAATTACCCATAGCCTTATATCTATGACCATTTGGACAATCTTCTGGCTCTTTTCCGCGCCATGAAATTTGACTGTAATTATCAGGAAAGCCCTGCAGCCGTTCGCATTCTTTGGGTGTCATTCGCCTAACAATATTAGTACATATCATAGGTTTTGTCGCTAAGTCAGCGCCACCTTGTCCGTAGCTTGCAGTTAAAGACATAGTTACATCAGACAAAGTAGTTTCACCTGTAGCTACAGCAACAATAGGCATATTTCCACCACCTGTTCCATACTTAGCCGTTACTGTTGAACATACTTCTGGCAACTCCTTAACTCTGCTATCCTGAGCGTGATGTTCATAAACAACTGCGTGAACATCAGTAGCTGTTTGACAAGGAGATAAATCTAAAAAAGGCTCTACTTGATTACCGCCATTTTCTGGCTTTCTTCCTATCCAATTTCCGGGCAAAGCATATGTAACTGCTAAGTTTTCAGAACCACCACCTATATCACCGCCTTGCGCCCTAAGTGTCCCAACACCTTCTTTATATCCTGCAATACTCGAAGGCGTAAAAACAAGCGCATCTGTCTCTACTCTGGAGTTTCCTGTGCGACTATAAGGAGGGCCTGTGCCAACTGTCGGGGCAACTTTTTGCCTCTCTTCTCTGCTCGGCGCAGGATTCCCTGACAGGCTTTCGGACTCAAATAAAACACTTGCGGCACTTCGCCAATCTCCAAGACATCCGACAACGAAGACACGGCGGCGTCTTTGTGGAACTCCGAAGTATTGAGCGTCCAAGATTCTCCATGAAAACCCATACCCGATTTTCCCCAACGCCGTGATGAAGGTTCCAAAATCTCGTCCTCCGTTAGATGACAAGACTCCGGGTACATTTTCCCAGACAAGCCATTTGGGCTTAAATCGTTCAGCCATTGCAAGATAGGTGAGCATAAGGTTTCCTCTTGGGTCATCAAGTCCTTTGCGAAGTCCTGCGACTGAGAAGGATTGACATGGGGTTCCGCCAACAAGAAGGTCAATTGTTTTGTCATTATTCCATTCCTTAAATTTTGTCATGTCTCCATGATTTGGTATTTCGGGGTAGTGATGTTGCAATACAGCACTTGGAAATGGTTCAATCTCGCTAAACCATTGCGGTTCAAAGCCTAAATCGTGCCAAGCTACTGTAGCAGCTTCAACGCCAGAACATACTGAACCATATTTTAATTTAAAATTTTTATCCCCCATCTTTAATATCCAGTCGTTTCATCCAATTTACTAAAACCTGATAGCTCTTTAACCCGAGCAAGTCTGCGGCTTCGTGTAATGTCGGGACTTTATTTAAAGCTCTGTTAACATAGTCACGTTTTAAATTATCAACCGCTGCGGTAACATCAAAGTCCTCTTCGAACTTATCTAAAGGCAAGTAACCCTCAACATCGGACTTCAATGCCTCTAAATCTGATTGCGTTTTAATTTCATTCAAGCGATCAAGAATGTATCTGAAAGTTGGTCTTTCCATATTACTTGTCTCCTTCCAACTTAACAACAAGATCACGCTTAAACCTTACAGCTTCAGCCTTCGGGTCTTTCGCGTGAATAATATCGTTAAGACGCACAAGGACATCTTTAATGTCCATGCGCTCCCCTTTTAAATTCCATTTTGCCATTACCAGTCCTTCCCAAATATTTTTGCGAAAACCTCGTCAAGCATACGCTCAAGCTCTATGTCTTTTTTCATTGGTCTTCCTTTTTCTTTTCGACTGAAATTAAAAATTTTACATGAACAAAACCGCCCTGCATCGAACTGATTGTGTAATGATTTGGACAAGTCTTTAACCAAGTTAAAAACTCTTCTAAATTTTCTACTTGCGCATTATTCATTAGTAATCTCCCTCTAATACTGGCTCCAACGCATCAAATTGCTCCTGCGCCCATTCGGGAACGCCGTTCTCCTCGTCATGAAGGTCTAAAACGCTTTGCGCGATAAAGTATACAGCTTTGGCTGTTTGATCTTCAAAAGTGCCTGTATCCCGATCAAGACGTAAAACACGAATAGACGTGCAGTCCTTGCAATGATCATATGCCATGTGGCAAGCATCTTTAAAATTTTCGGGCAGCTCCTCAGCATGGGCTAAGTTGTTGTAAAACTTCTTTTCCGTGCCGTGCATGAAGTGACCTGATGAAGTGATAAGCCATTGAAATGATTGTGTCATCTTATTACCTTTCTTTGCTAGACCTAATACATAACATTTCTTATGTTCGGGGTCAAGGGCATAGATAAGAAAATTTATGTTCGGGATAAAAAAACCCCGACATTGCAGTGCGAAACCTAGCCAGTCGGGGTTAGTTAGAGCAGTGTAATCAATACAGGTAAGGTTAAACTGATTACAATAATTAGAGGATAGTAACAAAAACCACGGGTGTCAATAACACAGCAGTAGGTTGTATAACCCGATGATTTGTTCGGCTTATGTAAATAAAAAAGGCGGGAGATCCGCCTGATTTTTTGTTATTTTAACCCGAATAATTTTTTTAAGAACTTTCGCAGCCTTGGAAACCATTTGCTCGGTTTAATATCTTCTTCCATCTGACCCAGTAAATCGGTTAGTTGTTCAAAGCTTCCCTTTTCGTCTGGCTCACCGAATTCAATTTCTCCCTTGGCAAATGCTGTATCCACAACTTCGCGAAATGTCAGCTCCTTGCCGTAAGGAATTTGCTTGTTTTGAATTCTATTCATAACCCCAGAAGGTGTACGGCCTAACGCTCTAGCAATTTCTTTCGTTGGCGTCTTAGCCTCACGCATAAGGATTAACTCTGCATCGTCTGCGGCTGTCCAAGGTTTGTTATTTTTCTTTGTTTTAGTCATTTTGCAATCTCCTTCAAATGTTTTGTAGTTATTTTGCAGGCTAAATTCCAAGCCATCATTGAATATGTATAAGCAACAATTCTTTCTTCATTGTTTAAACGATCAATCATATCTGTAAACTCTTTCATATTTTTGGGCGTGTGAACCAACTCGGTTGGTTGAATTGGGTTGTTTACTTCAATCATGCGGCTTGCTCCTTTTCAATTTCAGTAAGTGCGCGTTTCAAACTACGTTTAACGCGTTTTGATCTACTAGGCAAAACGAGGGCATCTAAGCCCTCGATCAACCATGAAATTTCCATAGCGGTCATAGAAACCTTAATAGCGGGGATTAAATGAACTTTCCCGCTAGTGTCGGTTTGCTGCAAATGGTACATCATGCTACTAGCTCCTTTGCATCTGCTCTCGCGCGGCGTAAATGCCAATCGTCAAGGCCAAAATCTTTGTAGCCTTCTTCAATCATACGATAATAATGCTCACTAGGTAAACTGGTGCGCGACTGATCAACCATTTCGTAAATAATCCATGCGCCGTTTAGTTTACGCCTATTGTAAAAATGCGGGTAGCCCTCAAGTCTATCTAAAGAACGTAAGCAATCATGCGTAATTTCCCACAATACAACAGGCAAAACGCTTTCAACGTCTGGAACAAAATCAGCAACGCCGCGAAATACTAGCCTATGATCTGGCAGGTAAAACGCGCCCATTGGTTTTGCTTGTGGACACCGAACCGCCATAGATTCGCGGTTGGTGTTCATTCCATATGCCATATAAAACATTACGCGGCCTCCTCTTCTGGCAATTCGACATTAATGTTGAACGCAAAGCCTTCGGGGTCGTGCCCCATGTCAATTAATTTTTCTTGCACCAAATCACAAAGCCACTTGGCTTCTTGTTTGGTAAACTCACACAATTCAACTTTCATTCTTTCTCCTCTTCTGATAAAAACGAACGCAGGTTCTTTTCTGATACGTCACCAAGCAACTCCTCAATCGCGGTCATGTCACCTGCTTCCACATCTTTTTTAATTTGCTCTAAAACTTTGTTGATCAATTCCATTACACTGTCTCCCCTTCCTTCCATAAAGTTAAAGCATCAGAAAAATCCATATCATTTAAGATACGCCTAGTTTGACCCGAATGCTTGTTAGTTACCCATTCACCCTTGGTTACAGTTGGGTGAAATTTTGTTTGATAAATTCCGTCTTTGCCTTTGATTTGCATCAAAACATAAGACTTTAAATTGCGCTTCAATTCCTTCTCAGAAAGCCAATCGTTGACCTGATCACTGCACCATGACTCTAAAGATTGCTCCAAGCTATCATGGATCATAACGCCATTTGCGCCCTCGTAACTAAAAGGTGAAGGCGGCAAAGATTTGAAATGATCGTTAATCTCATTCATCTTAGCGCGATAGTCACCCTTAAACTTCGGGTGCGAATAATCGCGATCACAACCGCCGTGACCATCATTGCTTACAACAGCAACAGGCTTGCCATCTACATACAAAGACGCCTGATAACAATGCGTTTCTTGGCTCGCCCACTCAGTGCGCTTAATATTTTTAAGTTTAAGTAACATTATGCGGCTCCTAGTGTTTCTGCAATTTCATCAATTGATTTGGTTGTAGTTAATTTGGGCGCTTTGCTTGTTACTGTAAAATCATAAACAGGCCTTGCGTCTACAAAAACCATGCCATCTTTCGTGTGACCGCCAATAAATTGACCATCCCAGTTAAGACGTTCAGCAAGCAACTTCGCGGCTACAATATAATTTTCCTCAGCATTTAACGCGTGATCATAACTCATGATAATACTTGCGTAATTGCCAGAATGTGTGGCCTTAATTCTTGAGCATCTTCTCTCAGTTTCCCCAATATATTTTGTTGTAATCGTCTGCATTTTATATACTCCGTTTGCTAGAATATCCCATATATACCCAGATAATGCTCTATGGTCAAGCAAAAACATAAGAAAACTTATGCATTGATTTTAAACGATTTTCTACGTCAACTTTTTTCACGTCAAAACCTGACGCAGTTGATGTTGACGTAGAATTATGTTTGTTTTCAATGGTTTAGGTAGTTTACGTCAACTACGTCAGTTTTGCGTTTTGACGTAGAATATTGTTTAAAATCAATAGGTTATTTTACGTCAACCGCGTCACCCCCCTTATAGGGGGGGTTATATAACCAACCCCCCTGATGTGATTTGTGATCTTGGGAAAGTTGTTCCAGTGTGGGAACTGTTGGTTAATTATGGGCTTGTTCTTTTTTATTTATCGCGTTATGTTTTAGAGGTGCTGTAAGTTAAAAGGTTTGTAAATGCCAAAGGTCGGAGAACAAATAGAAAAGGGCGGACGTAGGTTGCAGCCACAACAGCAAAAGTTTTTAGATAATTATATTCACAAAGATATGACCCAAACGGGTGCGGCTCGGGCGGCAGGGTATAAGTCGCCGAATGTAAGAGCCGTTCAGCTTCTTAACAATCCAGTTGTTAAAGAACGAATGGAAGAAATGAGACAGGAACTCGAAAGCAAGTACGGGGTTTCTGTAACCAAATCTGTTCGGGATATGCAACGACTCAGAGATGAAGCATGGGAAGCAGGGAACTTCGGGGCGGCTATTAAAGCAGAAGAACTCCGACTCAAGGTAACGGGGCTTATGGTAGCCCGTAGCCATGTAACGCATGAAAACGTTGATAATATGACACGGGATCAAATCGTTAAACAATTGCAGGATTTCATGACTCGCGCTAAAGATCGCATGATTGATGTTACACCTGAACCAAATCCCACAAAACCCGAACAAATCGACATAACATACGATAACGAAGAAGCTGTATAGCGCAGGTTGCGCTCCGTGTGGGTGGTCTGGCGGGGTCTTAGACGCCCAGAAACACACCGCCTAGCGCCTGAAGCAAACTTGTTCGGGTTCAGGGTTGCAAACTTGTTCGGGATAGCCTCAGCGGGCTTTAAAATCCATTAGAAAAAAATAAAGATTCGGGCTGTCAGCTCTTTGCCTGAACCGTAACCCGACAAATTGTTCGGGATAGTGCTGCTAGATTTTTGATGCTATTCGCCGGGATATAAGCCGATAAATTGTTCGGGTTAGCGGCAGCAGCAAAACGCCCGGCGCAGCGAAGATTTTGAATCGGGGTTATAAACCGAAGAATTGTTCGGGTTCGGGGCAGCCAAAAGCAGCACACAGAAGAGAAACTGCTGCAACTTTTATCCCCATATCGTAAACTTGCTGCGAAAAATTTTTTCCGGCAGCGCAGCGCGGGATGACAAAGCGCACAATTGTTCGGGTTATTCGGGGTGCAGCTGAGTCAGCAGCAGCAAGATGACTCGCTGCCCGCAGCAGCAGAAAGTTAGAATTAGAAAACGCAGCCGCAGCAAGCAGCACAACTCGCACAATTGTTCGGGTTACGCCCGGACTCGCAGCAGCGCAGCGGCAGCACGCAGCAGATCCTGAAAAATTTCCGGCAGCCTGAAAAATTTCCGGCAGCTCGTGAGCAGCAACAACCCAAACAATTGTTCGGGTTAGTCCAGCAGGACCGCAGCCGAATCTTTTTTTACTTTACCTGTTGACATATATATAGGTGTGGGATATTGTGGGATTATTCTAGTAAAGAGGAGAAAAACAAATGATAGATGTAAAGTTTGGAGTATCGTCTAACGGAAATGGCGGTTTAATTGAACAGCCAAAATTTAAGGGATTAGATGTTAGAGTGTTTGAGGTATTAAATAACGATGTAGTACAATTCAGATATTATAACGAATGGCATAAAGACGGCAAGCGTGCCAGATCATATGGCTGTAACGTAAAACCAAATCAACTATCGGTGGGATCATGACATATTCACAATATTGTAGAATTGAAACTAATGCAGGAGGAGTTGCCTGCACTAATCGGGAATTTATATCGGCGTGTTTGCAGTACATTTTACCGCAAGCAAGACATCACTATTTATATCGGAATGATAGGCATAAGTTTATTAGAGATGGATTAAAGTATTTAAATAAATCTCGGAAACTTTATTGTTAATCGGAAATAAAAATCTAACCTGATCCTTCGGGTTCGGGGTCGGGCTTCGGGGATCGGGCTTTCGGGTTCGGGGTCGGGCTTATATATACTATATAAATATAGATATATATACATACACATATACACATACACATATATGTTATTACATTATAATTGTAAAAAAAATCTAAACTTGTTCGCTTTATTTAACCTATAGCAATGTTATGCGTTCCCGTGGTTTTAAAATAAACTTCACAATTGTTCGTTTTACCCTTGTTATATGGGATTATATGGGATAATGTCTTTTTAAGGGAGGGCGGCGTGCCTGACCATTCTAGTAAAAAAGGTAACAAAAACAATGACTTACACATTTGGAATAGAAATAGAAACAAGC